GTTTTTACGGGAATATTTGGTAATACTGTTACCAAACCTTTTGCGATAGTATCCGCTTCTTTGAACGCCTTACCTACTATTTCGCCTGCAACCGTACCGTTATAGTTACTGTTTACTGTTACTGATGTAGCCATTTTTTATTTCTGTTTTAAATTATTTAATGATTCAACTAAACGACCTCTTGTCGTTGTAGCCATTTTTACTTCTTTTTCAATAGGAGCGACTTTGGTTTTAGTAACCGCAGGTTGCTCGCTTAATTCTACTTTTAACTCTTCAACTTCTTTTTTGCTTTCGTTGAATTTAGCCTCGATTTGATTTGCAAACTCAGCTTTTAATTCCTCTCCGAATTTTACTAAGATTGACGAAATCATATCTTTCAATTCTCCCGTTTGGTCTAACGATGTAGTTGGTGCTACTTCTTTCGCTTGCTCAACTTCAACCTCTACCTCTTCAACCTCTTCGGTTTTCTCTTTGTACTCTGCGATGTTACCATCTTCCCCCACGATTATAACCGCTTCGTTTTCCAAAGTGTACTCGCCCGCAGGAGCAGGGACTGTCCCCTCAGGAGTTACCAAAGCTAAAGGAGTGCCAACTGTAGGCATATCCCCCTCGAACTCAATAACGCCCGCACCCTCTTTTAGATTGGCTTGCGCTAATTTGACGGTCTTAGAAAACAAGCTTTTTAACTCGTTCACTATTTCGTCTTTCATTGTTTTAAAATCCATTTTATTACTATTTAAAATTACTTTCTCACTAAAAACACCCTCTAAGGAAAACCCCGTTCCATTCTCTAAAGCCTTGTTATACTCTTCGTCACTTTCAAATTTCATAGTACCAATCCAATCGCCTTGTTCAGCATCTAATCCGTAAATTGCGGACTTATCTTTTTTAGGGTCTTCAACAATCCAACTTTCAACTAAATACGCTTCTAAAGTATCTTTTGAATTATGCTCTACGTTAAAGTTTCTTTGTTTGTTGTTTTTAAAATACAACTCGCTCGCTCGTCTAACTGTTTGCTCTGAAAAGAAAACCTCATACTCTTCTTTACTTGCCTCGTCGTAGCGGTAAATCTTTTTATTAGGCTTCATTATAACGCCCATTAAGATTTTCTTTTTATCGTCGACCTTTGCAAAAGTTTGTTTTTTCTCTTCTTTTTTGAGTGCTATAAATTGGCTTTCCATTGCAGGACTACCAACTACAGAAATGGCATCTAAACCATCTTTCATCTCATCATTTATGAATAACTCGTAAACTCTCATATACTAATAACAATTATTTATTTTTTTGTCGTATAAATATAGTTAAACTATACTTTTTATCCAAACACCGAATTAGCTACTGCGTTACGGTCTAATGCTTGTTGGGTGCTAACTTGACTACCAACTACAAATGTTTGAACGGGTCTGTTTTGTTGTCCTGCGATTGTAGCTGTTAATTGGTTTGTTGATGACTGACCTACTAAATTGAATTGAGGTGCGCTACTTCCACCGCCCCCACTTGCTCCACCACTTGAAGCTGAACCACCGCCACCGCTTGACATCGGGTTAGTGGATAAAATGTTCTTAACCGCTTTGAAACCCGTTGATGCTACGAAAGCAATATTCGCAACCTTTAACCCTATTTCGTAAGGCGTAACGGCTTTTGTCGCTAACTCTGCTGTGATACCCTGATAAGTATTTATTAACGCTTGACCGACTGCAAAGGCTTTTCCTATCTTACTATTTTTGCCTAATAGACTTGCGATTTTTCCAAATGTTTCGGCTGATAAGGCTAACTCTTGCTCTCTTAAAATTTTCTTATCGGCTAATGCTTTTTCATCCGCATCTTTTTGGGCAAGTCTTGCATCCTCTTCAATTTTCTGTTGTGCTAAATTGATTTCGTTTATTGCGCTCGCTTTTTCAATTTCTAATTCTACTATTGAAACGTTTGCCAATCTCGCTTGCTCAATTAAAGCATCATATTTTTGCTCAGTTTGTTCTAACTCGGTAAGACCTGCAAGTCTATTAGATTCTTTTGCTTCGGCTTCTCTTTTTAATATTTTATCAAAAGCATCCTCAGCCGAGCGACCTTTCGCATTTTCAAAGGCTATTTTTTCCTCTAACTCTTTCGCTTCTTTTGCTTCTCTTTCCTTTCTTAATCTTTCTCTTTCTGCGCTTGCTTCATCGCTCGATTTTTTTTCCGCATCCCTTCTTTTTTCCGCTATACCTAATTCGAATTCAAGCTTGTTTATTTCTCTTTGCTCAGATAAAGCTAAAGCCTCATTTCCAATTCTTGTTCTTTCGGCTTGTGCAAATGCAAACTCTTCCGTTGAAAGTTTTTCGTTTTTTAATTTTTTATCTAACCTTTCTAATTCTTTTTGGAATGTACTTGCTCTTTCGGCTTCTCCCTCTTTTTCAATATCTCTTAATTCGTTTTCACTTTTGCCCGCTATTTTCGCTCTTAATATTCTAACTTTTGTAGAGGAATCAATCCCTTCTAATTCATTTTTAAGACTTTCATTAAATCTTTTTTGAGCTTCCGTTAATTTTTCCAATGCTTTTTCTTGGCTTTCGGTTGCCTCTGAACTTTCACTTAATTTGGAAACTAATAAACCTAAAGCAACCACTAAAGCACCTACACCCGTAGACAATAAAGCAACCCTTAAAGCCTTTAACGCTCCCGTTGTTGTACCCACTACAGTAGCGTAAACTATCTGCGCTCCCGTTTGTATTTTAGTAGCAACTGTTGACAGTCCGATAGCTAAAGCACTCTCTTTTTGTAAAGCGTTGGCGATTGACTGAATACCTACAGTTAAACCTATTGCGCTCTCGACTTTCAACATTGTTTCTTGTAAGTCTTTATTCTCTTCGCCTAACAAAGCACTTGCGGAAGTAGCAACAGAAAACGCTCCCGATAAGGCTTGCGTACCTTGAACAACTGCGTCGATATTTTTTGTATCGCTCCCTAAGTTTTTGATTCGGGTGTTGATGTCGCCTATCTTATCGCTAACCTCTCCTGCCTTTTGTGCGATTTTATTATACTCTTCCGAACCCTCAGGAAGTTGCGCAAGTTGTTCTTTTAGCTTTCTTAATTCAGCTTTTAAAGATGCGCTACTTTTTTCGGTTTCTGCGAGTGAGTTTTGAAGAGCATCAAGTCCCCCCATCGCTTGCACTTGGTCAACATCAATTTCAATTATTTTTTTGATAGCCATCTTTTACCTATTTTAAATGTTTCTTTTATTGAACGTGGATAACGATAAGCACCTTTTGCAAACTCGATATTATCCGTTCCTTTTTTAAATTCCATAGACTGCAATAGTTCAATTATTTGTGTTACCATTATTGTTGTCCTTGTGTTACTGTTATTGTAAATGTATCGCCCCCGATTGTCACATCGATATCCATCGAACGGCTTAACGTTTCATCTGTTATCCCTGCGATGTATTTATCGACTTTAATTTTTAAGTAGTTGGTTTGCGTTCCCGTTGCGTTCTCTAACGTTATCCAACTTGTACCGTCACCCGTATTGGTTTTAACCGCTAAGTAGTTTTGGTTAGCCGTGATTTTACAGTCGTAATTTTGTGCGCTTGGTGTTACTTGTAAAGTTGTAAATTCAACACCGTTAGGTACACCAGAATAAGCGGGCGAGTATAACGAAATCAAATCCGCTGTTAAGTAAGTCGTATCGGCAAAATAATCAACTGTATCAGCTGTAAGCATAACGACATCGTTTATCGAAGTGAAAGGCACACCGATATAGTTTAATAACTCAAAATCAACTTTGCCACTAACCAAATTGATTTTCATCGAGTTTATAATATAGGCGTAACTTCCTATTTTTATCCTATCGTTTAGTCTTAACTTAATCAAAACCCCGATAGGCAAATATGCGGTGTAAGTTGTTAGCCTACGTTTTAACGAATATAAATCGCTTATGTAATCACTCCAATAATTACTAAATAAATTACGTGTAATTTCGCTGTATAAATAAGTACTTATGTCGCTTGAAAAATTAACCGTATTACTAACCTGAGGTACAAACAAATCGTTTTCCGTTGATGTTACCCAAGTGTAATCTAAATCCCCAAAGTCGTGTGCTTTAATCGGTGGGTCATAAAAAGCATAACCACATCGGTAAAAGATAAAAGGTTTTCCAATGTAAGGCTCAAGCGTTTTATCGATTGACTTACCAACTTGTATATTAGTTAAATCCCCGTTTGATATATCGGTCAATCTTTCAAAAACTAAATTCTCAAACTGAGTTTCAACTTTTAACTCTGTACCGTCGATGTCGTAAGTAGCACGCAAATCGCCATAACCAATACCCCCGTTATTCTCTCTAAATTGCTCGCCTAATATCTGACCCGTGTTTTGATGTTTAAAGTCGATTTGCTTAAATAATTTCGGTCTTTTAACTGTTACCTCGTCAGTTTCTACAAAGTCGCTTATATCGATTAATTGCCCTTGTGCATACCAATCATCCAAAGGAATTAAAGTGAATGTATTTGAATTTATAGGAACTAAAACAAGGTTAAACATTTTGATGATTGAAACTACAAAATCTTTGACTTTCATTTTAGGCATTAAAGCTGAAATGTTAGCAAATCCCGAAAGCGTTTGAGTTGGTGTTGTAGTGGCTTTGTCTGTTGTAAAACCGCTAAATTTTAACCTTACTAAAATACGGGTTGTAAATTGAAAATCTCCAACGGCTTGCACCGTGAAAGTGTTTAAATAAGTTTGATTTTCTAAACCCTCAAAAATAAATGTTTGCTCGCCCGTTCCCTCTCCGATTGTACGTTCTATTCCATTATCGTAAATTCTCGCTTTATAGGTTACATCCTCAAACCCCGTTGCAGGTGTTACCTTAAAGAGTACTTTGTACTTTGTTGTGCTTGTATTGGTGTATTCTATGCTGTCATTTGTAGTGTTTACCGTTACTGATATATCCCCTAAAGTACCCGCACTCGTTATATTAACTCTCGTTTCATCTCCAAACGCTTGTATTTGCCCCGCTTCTCTATGCAACCACATAAAAAGGTTGTCAAATACCGAACGATTTAAGAAGTCTTGTCTAAAAGTAACTCCATAATGCGACTGTATTACATCAAAAATCCTATTTAGTCTTAATGCAGGCTTTAATTCAAAGTACTTAATCGCTCCTGCCGTGTGTGTAATGTCTAAATTTGTACCATTTCCAATGATATAATTACGCAAAGAAGTCATTAAAGGGTAGTAAACATCGCCACCCGCTATCGTTTCGTTGAATGTAGCGTTAAAAATAGAGGTGTCAAATTCGTGGTCGTAGTCTGAAAAGTCTAAAACGCTTAACTCATCCTCTTTAAATAAGTCTGAAAGGCTTACTGTAGATGAAAAAAACCTAATTGTGTAAGCGTATGCCTTTTGATTTTTGATTTTTACATCCTCTAATTGAATAACTCCATACTTATAAGGCAAACTTCCAAGTTCGATATAGCCTAAAACTCTAATATTTGGGTTGAATGTCCCGTCAATATCGGTGTTATAATAGTGCTGAAATATAGCGTTGTTCTTATTTGATGCAGGAACGGTAAAACTTTGACTAAAATCGCTAAAAGTTTTTGATATATCCGCAATATTCTGAACACTCGAATTGATTTCGATGTTCTCATCTTTGAATAATTCAAGTTCCTGACCCTCTACGTAGATACTAACTTTTAACATTGGTTAATTATATCAAATGCATATTTAAAATCAACTGAGTATTGGATAAGTTTATCGACTAAACTTGTTTTATATTCTATTGATTTCTTATCGATACTAACTGGGTTTATAATTCCGCCCTCAATTAGCCAAACACTCTCGCTCAACATCATTTGTCTAAACGTATCGTTTTCGCTTTCGTTTAGGTAATCGGTGTTGCACGTTACCTTTGTGCGCCCGTTTGAGTTAAATGCTTTATAAACGTGCGAAGTTGTATTGTAAACTCCAAAGTCAGAAATTAAACCTCTGTATTCCGATGCCTCTATTTCGTCGCTTCTCTTTTGTGCTTTGGTAAAAAACAAAGACTGAGGTAAACCGTATTTGTTAATGAATACACAATTAACTACTTCATATTTACACTCCTCTTTAACTGTAAAAATTAAAGTCCTTGTTTCTTCTGCATAGGTAAACACAACCGTTAAAGTTGTAGCACTTGCATCGTAATCGTTTAAGTTTAAAGAAACGATATTGTTATAGTTAAAGTCAGTATCAAAACTAACCGTTACGGGTGTGCCGTTTACTGTTACGCTCGTTAAATCCCTTGTTAAGAAATGCACTCTATTATCGTAGCCTCTTAAATGGGTGTGAGAGTTACCATCGATTAATACATTACTTTGCGGTTGTGGGTTGTATAAGTCCTGAAAATACCCATATCCATAAAGGCATAAATAAATCCCCTCTTTAGTGTAAACAATATCCTCTCCGTCAAAGCAAGTAGCGTTGTAATAACTCCAACAGCTTTGGTCAAATGGAATAGGCTGAACACCTGACAAAGTATAGTTAGCGATTGTAGGCGTTATCCCCGTTTTGCTAAGTTCGTTTATATCAAAGTTAATAACCGATTGCCCTAATTGTACAACCGATTTAGATAATGCATAACTCGGAACGGCAGGCACTAAAGAAATATCCCCTGTGTAATTGTAAAGGTCTAAGGTTGCTGTATCAAAGTTTACATTCGGGATAAGCCTAAGCGATAAAGTAGAACGTACTAAACCAATTTCAAAATCGCCAACACTCGGTAATTCAACTTCCTCTATTGTGATACTTGACTGGCTCGAAATTAAAGTAGGGAACGAAAGGTTTTCATCGTTGTCAGGTGCGAAGTCAAAATAAATAATATTAGAGGCTAACGTTATCGTAGTGAATGCATCCAACCACGCAGGCAAAGTTAAGCCGTTATAATAAGTATAAAGGTTTGATGCTGTATCCTCTTTAGTCGCTCCTATTGTAACTGTAGTTCCAATATTAACCCCTATCGTATTTGAGAATGGTGTATAAGCCACACCTAAAACCAAATTGACTGTTGGTATTGGGTTGCTTAAAAATGTTATCTTAACTCGTTTTGCCATTGTTTATTATTTGTTTTAAAAAGGTTTCGACATCCAAGCCGTAAGCCTCTATTATTTCATCAGGTAGTTTTTTAAATCCTTTCTCGAATGGGTCACTTAAAAATCTACTCGCAACAATACCCGTATTAAATATCGAGCGCATTATATTTACAACTAATTGCTGTCTTGCTTGAAATTGTCCGCCTGCTCCTCTCGGTGCAATCCCTTTACGGACAACCCATTTATCTATTGACCCTTTAAATTTTCCTTTAGGTGCTGAACCCGTACCCATTTTAAAAGGCGATTTAGGTGCTTTTCTCGATGACCTTGCACCCTTAACTCCTAAGTCTTGAAACTCTGCATAATCAGTTGCAGTAATCGAAGCGGTTAAACTGTTTTTGCTAACCTTATAATCGTACTTTAAACTATTATACAAAGTTTTTGAGGCGTTCTTTTTCTTATTGTTAAGGTTTTCCTTTGCCTTATCAACCGTGTACTTTAAAAACGCATTTAAAGCCTTCTCTGTATTTTCATTCTTAACAGACAACTATCTCGTTATTAGGAATTATTAACTCTAAATCAGTACGCCACCCATCCAACAAATTACTCTCTTCAAATATGATAGGTTGCAAAGTAGGTGCATTTACTAACTGTATACCAAACTCGTTATTTTGATTGGTTAAAATAGATACTAATCGATTTAAAACTGCGTGGCAAGTGTTTAGGTTGTCGAGTTCGTTATCGTTCCCTAAAAACTTATCCGTTACAATCTGTTTTGATATATTACGCAAATCGACTACAGCAATTTCAAAAGTAAAATTAACGCTACCGTTTAAAACACTTGAACTCGTTACCTGCAAATGAACTAACGGAAATATGTTCTTTTTATCGATGTCAGTCATTGACCGTAAACCGTGTGTAATTGTATGCACGTTTACATCCGCCTCTAACGTGGTCTTTAAATAATCAACTACTTTATAAAATTCTCTCATTGTTGCTTTTTGCTTGCGTTCTTAATCATTTCTTTTGTAACCTCTGCTCGGTCTTTTTCAAACTCCAACAATCGGTAAAACTTATTAATCGTATAGTCTAAAACTATCTCCTCTTCAACCTTGTTTAATTCTGCTAATGCTCTTACGCTAACATACCATCCCCACTTTTCGTTGAAGTGTTGCTCTCGTTTATTTTGCTCTCCAGTACTTTGGAATAGTCCTGCATATATTTTAGTAAGTCGTTCCCTAAATTGTAAAAAAAAACCATCGCCCCTAAGTAGTAAACACAACTCACGTCGAGCATCAACTTTTCAAATGCGTTTTCCTCTTGATACGGAAGCACGTCATACAAATCGTGCGCGCCACGTTTAAACCAATTACGTTTGCGTTTAGTTAATGGTCTGTATAAAACCGCTAAGGCTTTATTCCACGTATCAGGTTGTTTAATGTACTCTTCAATATGCATAAACTCGTTAGCTGTTATCTTATCTAAGTTTGGAATGAATCCAAAGTAAATACCATCGTGTTTGAATATCTTATGAAATTCAACATCGCTTTGCATAACCTCTTTTAGTAAGGTTACAATTTCGTTGTATTCTTTTTTCGGTAAAAGTTTCGGATTTGCAAACTCGCAAAGGTGTATTATAAAGTCGTCGTCGGTCTTATCGCTCTTTTCAAAGGCAATAAACTGACTTAATTTAATATCTTTTAAAGAAGTTGGTATGTTAATTTCCATACCTTAATAACAACAAAAAACAGTTTTGTATTAACGAATGTCATATTTACCTTTATTGGGTTTGCCTATGTAGTTCCAAACGGCATACCCTAAAGCATCGAGTAAGTGATTGTAGTCGTCTATTGGGGTTTCGCTCTTCTTATCGTGCCAAACGTAGTTGTTAAGTTCTTTGATTAAGTTTGTGCTTTCTGGGTCAACTACTAATTCATAATCATTAACTAAAGCAATCCTATCGATTATCTTTGGTTTGTCGATTCCTTTAATATTTAACCCTCTACTCTTTAACTCCGAAATCAGTCGAGGCTCTGCGCTATCTGCTATTATTAAGTTACGATTTCCACAGTAACGATAGTTCTCTTTGTATATCTCGGTAGTGTTTAACGATACTTTATAAAGAAGCTCTTTCGCATAGATTACCTTTTTAGCCTTATCGATTGAAACCTGCACTAATGTAGTAGGGTCAATACTAAAACCAAAATCCTGCCCGTAAATTGAATTCCCTAAGTCGCTAAAGTTATCGATGCGCCAATTAGAATAAACAACTCCCTCAGCTTTGTTTAACCAACCGCCTAAGATTTGGTGTTTATATTTTTCGGGGTTTGTTTCTTTAATTCTCAACACCTCGTTAATGAAGCTTTCGTCTAAGTTTGCGACGTTATCCTCGTAAGTGGTGTGAATGTATGTGACATCGTCTTTAATGCCGTTAAAACCTTCTTGTACGCCTTTCTCTTCAAAGAACCTTTTGTAAATCCAATGCTCTTTGGTTGCGGGGTTTAAGATTAATATAATACGGTTTTGTTTTCCCTTTTGTCGGATTGATAAGTTAATCTTATCAAAGGTCGTTTCATCGGTCAGCTCTTCCGCCTCGTCTAATATCCAAGTTGTAACGCCTTGTAATGATTTAAGGTTAGCCGTTTGGTCTCCCGAACTTGTTTTAATCCCTCTGAATATAATATCGGATTTGCTTTGCTTGTTTCTAATCTCGGATTTGTTAACCTCAAAAAAGTTATTCAATTCCATTAGGTCGATTTTCTCTTGAAACTCAGGGATAATTGAAAGGTGCGCACTTGTCATAGTTTGACGAGTGAATAGGATTTTATGCCCCGCTTCAAACGATAAGAGGTTGGTAAATGTACCAACCCCGAAAGATTTGCTCGACCCTCTTCCTCCCGTTATAATAAAATATCGAGTATCGTTTTCAAAAAGAGGTTTGTATTTATTATTTAAGGTTATCAAATTTAATTACCTCTTTTAAATTGAAATCGTTTAAGGTTATGTCTGTGCTTTGATTTATGGTCTGAGTAGGTTTGCCTAAGTAGTATTCCAAAAACAATTTACAAGCGTTTAAATCGCCCTCTAATGCTTTGTCCTTTACCTTTAGAATTACGTTAATAACATCGTCAACACCCGAAGCGGAATCCAATGCGCTTTTGTATTCGTTCTTACGCTTGTCGATGCCTACTGCCTTTGTGCTATGTCCTTTATTACCGTTGTTTACTCTTTTATCCATAATCTAATAGAATTTAATATTTAGATTTATTCACATTTAATTTTTTTTATATACCATAGTAAAGGAGTGGTTTCTTTTCCTATCAATTCGTCATTTTTACAATCATTAATAAAAACAACTTTGTCTATTTTATAAATAGGCTCGTTATCTTTAAAACCTATAACAAATCCCTCATAAAAGAAATCCCCATCTTCAATATCTCTTAATCTGTCTCCTATTTGAAACGCATTACTCGCACTCAATTCTATAGTAACTATTAGTATCAATTTGCATATACTCTCCCGTATTTAAATCGCAATCCATTTGCGTAGCCGTTTCAGCACCTACCTCAGTATAACCCCAAATTGGAACTACACCGCCTTGACCGAATCCCAACAACCCATAATCATAATATACTTTTTGACACTCGCAAAGGTTTTCATCTTGCGGTTGGTCTTCACTTGAACACGTGCTTGACATTAACCCGAACGCCAAAGCAATTAACATAATTTTAGTTTTCATAATTTAGTTTTTTTAGTTTCTTTATAATTGATTTCCAAACACCACTACAACCCGTGCAAGGTACAAATGGTTTAATTTGGTACGCATCAAAATATATGCCAATTAATTCCTTTTGCTGTGTTGGTGTTAATTCTGTTTGCTCAGTCGAAAAGAAGTTTTGTAAATATTCTTTTTGATCGTCTGTTAAATCTTTAGTCCCGAAAGGTAAAAGTTTGTTTAAAGTATCTTGACGTTTTTTACACCCCTCGCATTGTTCAATTCCTAACGCATCGGTTACGGTTGCAATAGCATCACCAAGTCCAGTTATTTTTTTTCGTTTAGCCATATCTCTTTTAATTGTTGTTTAGTCTTTTTAATCGTCTTATTTATTGTTTCAAAAGGTATATCCGTTTGCCTTGCTAATTCCCTTTGGCTTATTATCTGAGTTACTTTTAATGTTTCTCTTTCAAAATACGGTAAGTCGTTAACCTCTTTTAAAATCAGTTCCTTTAAGAAATCTGTTTCCTCGCAATAGTCATCCTCTTTTAAAGAAAGGTTTTCGACCTCATTTGATACCGTTTCAATCTTCCGCTTCTTTAGGTTGTTAATGTGAATTGAACGCAAAGCGAAAAAAACGTAGTACTCATTCATTTCCTTATCGTAATTAGCAAACTTTAAATACATATCCTGCACGAGGTCGTCGGCTGTCATTCTGTCTCCGCAAATTTGCAAAGCCATTTTACGCCAGTACTTATCCATTTTTGCTAATTGCTCAAGCATATTAATTAAATCCTAATGTTTTTAAACTAAGTACCGCCTTTATATTGTCGAATAGGCTTTGGCTATATTCCAACTCGTATATTTGACCGCTTAAAACTAACCCGATGTAACCGTCCTCATTTACAAAAACTCCTTGCGCTTGGTTAATGTCAAAATAGAAGTCAACAAAGTACCCATCCTCATCGGTTAAGCCGTACATTAATAGTTTTGCTACTTCCATAAAACAAAGCTACAAAAAAAGTATCGAATAACTATACTTTTATCAAAATATTTTTTATCTTTGGTTTTTCATAATGTTTTTTTAGTTTGGTTCATTAATCCCCACTATTGATTTAGATGGGGATTTTTGGTTATAAACAAATCTGTTTACAAATCAGGCGACTTATCCATTATCTCTTTACGGTTAATCTCGTTTTGCTTAGTCAGGTATATCAAAGTAGTTTCTTTTTTGCTATGCCCAAACGTTCCTTGTATAGCATCAATAGAAATACCAGCCTCAGCTTTTTTATTTGCCCCGTACTTTTTCATAGAGTACATAGTTACATCGATACCCAATCCAACCTTTACAATCTTATGCCAACGTTTTGTAGCTGTATCTCTTTTAAGCGGAGTAGGTGCGGGGATAAAATCAACACTTGCGCCAACGTTTCCCTTGCCTTGCTGTCTAAACGAACCAAATAAATAATAAGACTTTGGCAAGTTTTCAAATTGCAAACTTTGTAGAAACTCTTTTAACTGTTTTGTGATTGGTAGTGTTCGGTACTTCTTACGCCCTTTGGTTATGTTTGGCGGTAACACTATTAGGTCAGCATCCAAATCAATCATATCCAATTTAATGCTTAGTATCTCAACAGGTCTAACTCCTATACTATAAATCAATAGAATAAAAATATAAAAGTTGTAGTGGTTTTCAAGTAACTCTTTTTTTATCGCTTTCATTTGTTCGTCGGTAGCGGGTGCGTGCGCTATGCTTTCCTCAATCCTTAGATTTTTAATATTGTGGGCGGGATTGCTTTCGATTATATCATACTGTATTAATTCACTCATAACCGCTTTAAGTTGGTTTAGGTGCTTGTTATAGGCGTTATTAGTCCAACAACGATTTGACTGTGCCTTTTCCATTATCGTTTTAATATGAACCCGTTTGACTTCGGTAATCGGTAAGTTAATTAGTCGTAGTTGTTTTGTGGCTGTCTTGATAAATTTAATCGTTCCTTCATAACCTAAAGCGGTTTTCTTTGAAATGTTCGGTTTCTTTTTAGATAATGCAAAGTCTAACGCTTCGAGGAAAGTATAATTAGTTCCCATTTCGGGAACTTCTTTTAAGTTTGGATTCCAACCGCTTCTTAACTTTTCGTAAATAGCAATACACAATCGATTAAAACTTTCAGCTCTTTGTTCTAAATCCTCAATCTTATTTAAATTCATCTTATACCTAAATTGTTTCCCCTCGTATCGAAAATGTACATACCAATTTGAGGTAGTTTTTGACACTTTTGGGATTGAATAAATAGGCTTCATTTGTGTATTATTTGTGTACTGTATTTTAAAAAAAAATTGGGAAGCCGTGTGTTTAGTACGTTTCCCAATTAGTAGCGGAGAAAGAGGGAAACTCTGCACTATGTTTTTAAAAAGTTAATTAATTGATTGTTAGTTATTTGAGAAAATCGAATACTCACTTTTTTTTTGTATTTGTGTATTATTTGTGTCAAAGATTTTCGGGTCGTTTTTAAACAAATGATTGGCGTTTATTTTGTAGTGATTAATGAATAGACAAAGTTGTTTAACGGTAAAGTCATAACTGCGCATTTTAACCTGATTAAAGTTTCCTTTCTGCATATCCATCACTCGGTAAACATCCGCATAAAATCGAACATCGCCTCTCGCTTTTAATATCTCTATGATGTCAAAAACTTTATCTGTAATATTTTTCATAATTTTAACATTTACTTTTAACGATAGTTATTTACCTTTGGTCGATTTTAAAATAATCTGTTATGTTTGCCCGACTTCAGTACCTTATGATGATTAAACGCCTTTATGACGAAAAGAAAATCCCTTTGGAAATGCTTGAGCGTTTACTTAAAGATTACCAAAACAAACAAAACCTTAACCTATTGTTGGTTGCCTTTCTGCTGTTTAATGAAGTCCATTAAATAAGCCTCAAATTTTATTGCTTCCTCCTCGCCTATTACGGACATATTATCTTTAATATAATCCAGTAACTTCTCTTTGAATTTATCCGACTTAAATAGTTTGTCTATTATAAGACTGGTTAGTTCGTCGTCTTTTTCTTTTAACTCTACTGTTTGACTTCCACTAAATACCCGATGCAATATTTCACTTTTTGTATTTGGTATCACTTCGCCTTGTTCATAATTTATCACGGTTCTTTTAGATACACCGAGTAACTCGCCTAACTTTTCTTGTGTTAGACCGTGTTTTATACGATTTTCTCTTAATTCTATCCCGTTCATTTTCAATTAATTATAAATTATTTTAATTTAAAAGTGAAATTTTGCACTATTTTATTTGCAAATATGAAATATTGCACTATCTTTGCTAAGTATTACAACAACAACAACAACAACACAAATATACTATTATTTAAGTATTGAGATTAAAAAAAGTTGTTAGAAATACGATTAAAAGATATAAAAAACCGATAAACAGAAATTTATGACCAAAACAAAAAAAGAACAACCGCAAATCGAAACAATTAAAATGCTATTCGTTTCGGTAAAAGACAAAACAAAATTGATTACCGAAATCGCCAACGAAGTACCAACCACTTTTGGAACAATACGAAACACTTGGTTTAGTAACTACAGAGGTTGGAGCATCCCGAAAGAACATCAAAACACAGTTCTTAAAATTATCAGTCGAACCTTAAACGAACAAAACGATGATAACAACTGAAATAGTCGAAGCACTTAAACACGCAATCGCAATCATCGAAAGCAAAGAGCAACCGAAAGAAAAGAAACTAACCAAACGAGAAGAAATAGAAAACTACAAAAAACTATTAAGATGACAACAAACATTAAAACCAAAGGACACAAAGCAACGAGAATTAACGTTCTTATCGATGGGCAAAGACAATCACTATCATTTAATAAGATAGCGGAATTAGGTCTTAAAATAGGTAAACCAACCCGTTATAATATGGGCGACAAAGTCGGGGCGTTTTCGATGTCAAACAATATTGAAGACTTCGCTACAAAGTTTACCCTTTTATTCTATAAAGATTTTCAAAACAGAACCTTTAAAGTAAATATGGATTACAACGGCATCCACTTTTACGAAGTGAAATCTATCACTAAGCAAATGCTTTATGACTTAACCTCTCCAACGCTATGACACTAACAGCAGAAACCCGCAAAAGAGTTGAGGATTTTTTCAACCGAGACAATAAAGCTGAGGGCGTTGAACACTACACAAGCTTTGACCATATCCCTGAGAAAATAGTTAAATACTTAATACACATTTGGCAAATATGAAATTAACAGAGCAAGACCGCAAAGAACTAAGACGAACTTTTAATAGAGCTAAAGAAATGTTAATCGCACTTTCGATAGCTTTTACACTAACCTTTTTAATAATAACATTATGGAAGATTTAATCAAATACCAAAGCGACAGAATACAAGCGTTAGAAATTAGAAACGCTTATTTAGAAAATGAATTAAGACAAGCTAAACAACTATTCCAAGACATAGTTAATGATTGGGAAGTAGCCAACGCTGAGGAAGTAAAACCAAACGTACTCGATGATATGTTTCAAAACCCTTTACAACAACTTAATAACTTATTGTAATGAGATACACCAACTTAGAATTCGACGATATAGACCATAACGACTATCCTGATTACTGCGATGCTTATTTGGTAAGTGGTGATTGCGATGGAATCGAGATGACTGAGGAGCAAATAAACGCTTTTAACGAAAGCGATTTGAAATATGAATATTTAATGGACTACATAAACTAAAACAAAATGATAAAAGGAACACAAGTAAAATTAAGCGAAACATCGCAATACTACAAAGAAGATGACAGACACAATCCAAAAGACACTATCGGAGTGGTTAAGGCTTACGAATCGTCAAGTAGAATTATAGTCGACTGGGGCGGATTTACAAACAGCTATTCGCAAAAGGATTTAGAAATAATTTAATTATGAAAGCAATGAAACCAAATGAGTTTTGGACTTACAACTTAAAAGAAGTTTCTAAAGTTTACGGAATCAGTAAAGAAAATTTGCGTTACCGATGCCAAAAGTTAAAGATATACCCTATTACTCACAATGGTAATTTCGAATATAGACTAAACCGAATTGACATTGACCGAGTGTTAGATTACGCAAAGCGAAAAGAGGATACTATTCCTGAGATTATTTATGTTCATACGACTTGGACCATACTCGAAAGTAAATTAAATTTTATGTAAATAAAAATAAAGTATAGTTATAAGATACTTTTTTGTATATTTGTTGACGTAGAATATCCACCTACATTAAAAGTTTGAGGTTAGTTATATACCTAAAGCGCCTAAATGAGTTGGAGTGGATACCGACAATTTTAGGCGCTTTTTTAACCCCTATAATTATGAGTAAAGATTTATTCTTTGAAATGAGAGCCAACGAAATAGAAGTAGTTGACTGCGAAATAATATTACCGATGCAAGGTTCGGGCATCTTAATTCCGAATCAGAAATAAATATTTTTAAGATGGAAAATACAACATCAAACCGCAGAAGTGCATTCGCACAACCACAATCTAACCCAGCCACAAAGTTTTTAGATTGGAAATCAAACGACAAAGGTTTTGAGTACTACGACAAAGAGGCTCAAAAGAAAGTACAAGTACCGTTACCTTTTAAATTCTTAGTACTGGATGAACTCCACACTATAAAAGGATGGAACGATGCAACCGAAAGCGGTATTTTCTCAAACGAGGTTAAGTACATTTCTAAGGAACCTATGACTGTTAAACCATTCAAAGGGAATGAAATCGCTAAAGGTCTTTATAAAGACATTAAAGAGAAAGTGCAGTCCGCTGGCGGTCACTATGTAAAGTCTATTTACATTATGTTAGAGGATGGCACTTTAGCCAACCTACAACTAAAAGGCTCAGCAGTTCAAAAGTGGGGTGAGTTTACCCAAAAGGTTAGAAACCGATTAGCTGACGAGTGGGTAATTGTATCCAAAGCGATTGAAGGCAAAAAAGGAGCTGTCAAATTCTTTACCCCTGACTTTGGATTTGAGAAATCCCTAACAAGTGACGAGGCAATTTTAGCCGATAATTGTTTTGATACTTTAGAAGGTTATCTAAAAAGCTACTTAAAACCAGTTTTAGTAGAGGAATCAGTCAACGTTTTTGAAGAGAGTGAAGATTTAGATTTCTAATTATTACCCTTTGAAGCCTTATTAATACTAATAAAGTCAACATAGCAAACATTTTTTCATAAAAAAGACCCCCACCCCCTAAAATGAAATTCATTATTTATAAAAGGGTATAGGAAAGCGATTAAATGTTTGCTATGTTTTTAAAACAACAAAATTATGAACGTATCAGTTTTTAAAGATTTATTTAAATCTCAGGATGTTCCCTTTATAGTTCCTATTGAAAAAATAATCAAAAGGATACAACAAGGTACTTCTAAGGACTTAATTAATCGCATCCGTAAATCAGAGACTAAAGAGTTGAGAAACGCCCTTAAAACTGAATTACCGTCTATTTTATTTGCGGGTGAGTTTTCAGAGCGTAATTCAAAATCTTTGACAAAACATTCGGGTTTGATGGTAGTGGATTTTGATAAGTATGAGAATGACGAGGTGATGTTTGAACACTTAAAACTACTTAAAGAAAACCCGCATTTCTTATTACTATTTATTTCCCCATCAGGGAACGGAATTAAAGGCGTAGTTAAGATACCAACCGCAACAAAAGAAACACACCCTAAAATATTTAAGGCTTTTCAAAAGGAATTTGATTTTGATTATTTCGATATATCTAACTGCAACGTTGACCGAGTTTGTTTTGAAAGCTATGACCCTAATATTTATGTGAATTGGGATGCAACCACTTTTGAAGCCAATATAATAGATGAAGGATTTGAGATAAAAGAGAAAGCCCCTTTAGTGCCAATTAGCGACGAGGATAAGATTATCGAAAAGATAATGGCTTTCAACTGGAGCAAAGACTTTAGAGAGGGTGAAAGAAACGCATTTATATTTGATTTAGCGGGTGCTTTTTGTGAATATGGTATAAGTGAAGGCACAGCCGAAGGATATATCTTAAATAACGTTATAATCGGTGACTTCTCAGAACGTGAAGCAAAGACCACTATTAAAAGCGCATATCGTTTAAGACAGTTCAATAGTAAATTTTTTGAGGACTATAATAAAATCAAAGCCATTAAAGTTGATTTAAAGAACGGCAAAGAGGAAGTACTTAAAAAGCATAACATAGCGGAGGATGTTTACAACGAATTAAAGGAAGAAGAAACCCACGACGATTTTTGGACTATTGATAAAAAAGGAAATGTAAAAATAGAGCCTTTAAAGTATAAGTTATTTTTAGAGCGTAACGGCTTTAAAAAGCATTATCCAAACGACAGTCAAAAACCGAGTTGGGTATTTATACAAAGCAATAAAGTTAAAACAACATCAGTCGAAGTAATAAAGGATTTTGTTCTTGACTATTTGATGGAAAAAAGAGAGTTTACAGTTTGGAACTATTGCGCTGGGTATCAAAATTTATTTAGTGAGTAGTATCTTTTAATGTTGGAAAGTATTGACCTATCAATTTTATCGGACACAAAGTTTAAATCTTACATACCTTATCAAAACGGAGTTTTAGAAGTTACCAAAGACGATTTTAAACTAATAGACTTTATCGATGTTGGCTATTACATTTGGAATGACCACATATTAGACCGTGACTTTGTAGAGATTGAGGACTTTGATAATGATTATCAAACATTTATTAACAACATATCAAATAATGAACCATTTGCCGTTGAGTGTGTGATTGGATACTTGCTATCAACTTACAAAAATAGAAGCAACAACAAAGCCGTAATCCTTAACGACGAGGTAATAAGTGAAAACCCCGAAGGCGGAACCGGTAAAGGTGTATTTGTGCAAGGTATAAGCCAAATAAGAAAAACAAGTATAATCGATGGTAAGTTATTTGATGGCAAAAAGTCTTTCGCTTATCAAACGGTATCACTCGATACAAAGATTTTAGTTTTTGACGATGTAGCCAAAGGATTTTCTTTTGAGGAAAAGTTTAGTTTAGTAACGGAAGGCTTAACCTTAGAGCGTAAAAATAAAGACGCTATTAAGCTAAACGTACACGACAGTCCAAAACTTATAATCTCAACTAACTACGCAATTAAGGGAGAAGGAAACAGCCACGACCGTAGACGATTTGAGGTCGAGATAGCACAATACTACGGCAGTAAATTAACTCCAGAGGATGAGTTCGGCAGACAGCTGTTTGACGATTGGGATTTGATTGATTTTCAAAAGTTTGATAATTATATGGTTGACTGTTTGCAGAAGTTTTTAGCTAATGGATTGGTTAAGCAAAACGCTAAAAATATTAAGATGAGAAAATTCATTGCTGAAACCTCGATGGAGTTTTACGAATGGATACACGAACCTGACAACTGTTTAAGAAACGAAAGAGTTGACAAACAATTTGCCTTTAACAATTTCGTGAATGAGTACAAAGATTATCAAAAGTTCTTAACCCGTAAGAAGTTTAATATTTGGGTGCAGAAATATTGCAAATTTATCGATGTTGAATATGACAGCGGAAATAGTAACGGGATGCAATGGTTTACAATTAAGACGGGAAAATTAATAACTGAAGAAGTAGATTTTTAAGATATGGAATTAAGAAAATACCAAATAAGATTAGCCAACGATGCTTGTGAAATATTACAGCGTAAAAAAATAGTTTATTTAGCTTGTCAGGTCAGAACTGGAAAATCACTTATGGCTTTGCAAACGGCTCAAAATTACGGTGCTAAAAATGTATTATTCCTGACTAAGATAAGAGCTTTTTCAAGTGTGCAATCTGACTTTGATAATGTAGGTTTTAGTTTCAAATTAACAATCGCTAATGATGAAAGTTTACATAAGGTACAAGGCGATTTTGACTTAATCATTCACGATGAACATCACAGATTTGGAGCGTACCCAAAACCAAACGCAACGGCAAAGCTATTTAAAAAAATGTTTGGCGATTTGCCTATGATATTCTTATCAGGAACACCAACGGCAGAAAGTCATTCGCAATGGTATCACCAATTTTGGGTAAGTAATCATTCGCCTTTTAAGGAATACGCCAACTTTTATAAATGGGCGAACGAGTACGTAGATATCGAGATAAAGCATTTAGGATACGCCAAAGTAAATGACTACTCCAACGCCCGTAAAAAAGACTTTTGGCATTTGATAAGATATTACATTCTAACCTTTACGCAAGTTGAAGCGGGATTTGAAACGCAAGTTTTTGAGAATGTTTTATACTGCGATTTAGACCCTATCACTCATAAGATAGCTGAGAAGTTAAAAGCCGATTTAGTAGTGACTAACAAAGAAGGTCAAACCATATTAGCGGATACAAGCGTAAAGCTACAGCAGAAACTTCATCAGCTTTATAGTGGAACGTGCAAATTTGAGGATGGCAGTAGTAAGGTGATTGATTACTCAAAGGCTTTGTTTATAGCTGAGAAATTCAAAGGACAGAAAATAGCAATCTTTTACAAGTTTGTTGAGGAATACAATGCAATTAAGTCAATTTTAAAAAGTAGCGTTTGCAACGACTTAAATGAGTTTAACACTACCGATAAGAGCATCGCTTTACAGATTGTTTCGGGTCGTGAAGGAATAAGTTTAGCTAAAGCAAAGTATTTGGTTTATTACAATATCGACTTCTCGTCTGTTAGCTACTGGCAAAGCCGTGACCGTTTAACGACAATGGATAGAAAATCAAACGATGTTTATTGGATATTCTCAGAGGGCGGAATCGAGGCAAAAATATACGCTTCGGTATGTAAAAAGAAAGATTATACTAACGAAATTTTTAAACGAGATTATGGCATTAGAAAGCAAAATCCAATCCAAAATAATAACGCAACTACAAAAAGAGGGATGGCTTTGCGTTAAGCTAATAAAGACAAACTGCAACGGGATACCTGATTTAGTTTGCTTTAGAAATGGCGAAACAATGTTTATAGAAGTAAAGCAACCAAAAGGAAAATTATCAATAATTCAAAAATATAGAAAAGATGAAATCGAAAAGCAAGGATTTACAGTCCACGTATGGAGCGCCTACGGTGAGGACTTTCAAGAGTAAAAGCAATCGGGAGTTTAGACTTTCAGGATGTGAGAAAACCGATAACGGATATTTTTATACCATCTTTTGGTTTGATACGCAGAAATTTGAAACTATTGCCGATGCTAAAATTGAACCTTATTTATTATGAACCAACACAAAATGTATAGGTGCATAAGGCTTATGGAGTACCTTCAAGACAAGCCGAGAAATATGCACACAATGGCTAAATATCTAAACGTAAATACAAGAACGGTTTACCGATATCTTAAACTTTATGAAGCACTTGGATATATTGTAACAAAAGACAAATTTGATAAAATAAAACTAATTAAATTATGAAAACAGCAATGCAAGAATTATTCAGTAAATTAGAAATTGAACATCCTAATTTATTCAACGTTTACACTACCGAAGGAAAGGAGTTTATAAACAGTTATATTAAGTTTATTGAAATGGAAAAGCAACAGATAATTGAGGCAAGAGTAAAAAAACCACTACAATCGGAATGGTTAGAAGCCGAACAATACTACAACGAAACATTTAAAAAAGAAACCCACTAACTAAGTGGGTTTTTAAATTCTCGGTAAATTACATAAATCGGAATCAGGATTAATAACCACCACCAACTAAACCCACTTTCTCGCTCGGTTTGTTTTTCTTTGATGGTTTTATCCGTCTTAATAGCCTTATTTACGCCTTTACGTTGGATTTGAGCAACTTTCTCTGTTAACTCGACTACTTTATTAAGTTTAGTTATTTTACGCTTTAAAATAGCGTTTGTGTAAGTCTTACCGTTTATTACCATTGGTTTATTAATATCAATCGGTACTATCTCAAACTCATTAACCGTTGATGTATCGACTGACCTTTCAAACTTTTGAGTATTGGTAACGGTTTTTGAAGTGTCGATTGCCTTAACTTCGGTTGTTTCTTTTACTTCGGTTTTGTTTACTTTTCGAGAAGAGCACCCGAATAGAACGAATGCGCTTAGGATAATTAGTGTGTGTTTCATAGTCCTATTATTTTAGGGTTTTTAATAAACGTTTCTGTTTTTAAATGTTCTTTTATTTTATCGTTTTCAATATTTAACCATTTCATAAATTCTTTTATAATTTTGCTTTTACTTAGAAAATAAGAAACATTAACCTCATAAGTTCTACTGCCTTTATTATTTGCTGTTTCATATTCAAAATGAAATATTAAATGTTTTCTAAATTTTTCCATAATCTTTAAATTTAATCGCTAAAATGTTTCTCTGCACTTTGTTAACGCTTTCTTTATTCGTGCCACGCTTATAATAAAAAGCTAATATACGGTTAATTCTTTGTAGTGGTGTTAGGCTCATTTGTTAGTTGTTTAAGTTTTTCGCAGTATAAAGTCGCATCCATCAACTCCTCTTGTAAATGGTTTATCCAGTCGAGTAGGTTCAAGTCGTTACGTTCTAAAGTAGTGCCGTATTTTATTAAACCTATTTCGGAACGTTCAGCAAATTTATTAATTACCGATTGCACGTGTTTGTCTTTTGGCTCTTTATAGCCATCCTTTAGCCTCATATAATTTTGCGCTCGTTCCTTTGCTAAGCGTTCGTTAAATTCGCTATTGAAAATCTCTTCGTCTAAGTACATAGGTTAAAATTTAATATCCAACACCCAAATGATAAACCCGATTGTAATTCCATCGAATCCAAATGCGAATCCAAAACTTATAAAATTCTCTTTTCTTAATGTTACTTGCATAATTTTTATGTTTAAAATAGATTAGTAATTCTCATTATTTGCCCGTGCTTTGGGTGGTGTACAAATCCCTCAACTGCTTTAGGACTATGCTCATAACCATTACGGTGGTGCCAACTATCTGTGCCACTTGGGGAACGTAAAGCCTCAACACAAACGCTCATATAATCTTTGCTTATTTTGTGGTGAAAGTGGTGTATGTAGAAGTACTTATGTTTGCAGTTTACCCAGTCTTTACTTTCGTGAGCCATAAGCATCGGTAAGTCAGCTTGTTTTGCACCGTCACCGTGCGAAGTGCCTATTAAGTTTTCACCATAAGTAAAATATTTTCTATGTGCTATACTACAATCAAACTTTACGTTTTCGCAGTTCCTGAAATGCGTTTCAATTAGTTGAGCCAAAAAGAACCCGTTTGTATAATCGTGGTTACTTGGGTTAAAAACTACTTCAACATCGGCAACACACATTAATTTCTCGATAATATCTACATACAACTGTTTAGCGATTAAGAAATTAGAGTGCCACATTCCGTCTGTATCTTGTGGCGTTCCGCTTGTGGTAGTTCTTTTAGGATTGTCGATATGTAAAATATCATTACCAATTACGAAAAGTATTTTATCAATATTCAAACTACTTACTTTGTCAAGTATTCCATTAACTCCGTTTAAAACTCGATTAACGGCTATTTGATTGTCATAACTTTCGCCAACTTCAAATGCACTACATAATTTACCTATATGTATGTCTGCGGGATCTATAACTAATAAATGCGGGTCTTTTAAAGTTTGTCTTTGATAAGTATCGTATTTTGGCGAATAGTCTTTTAAATCGCTTAATAACGCTTTATGTAAATCCTCGATTTGTGTTTGCTCCGGTGCTTTAAATAATGGATTTGTAACTCTTACGCTTTCGTGTTTAGTCTTTAGCCATAACATCGGAGTTGTTTCGGGATTGATACCTACGTTTTCGCAAGCGTTTAAAATACCCTCGTTTGCTTTTAGGTTGTAGTATTCGATTTGCTTTTGTGGGGTTAACCTATAAGTCTTTGAATGGTTTAACTCTAAGCCTAACATTAAGGCGTATTTATCTTTAATGCCGAATTTCTTATTACCGTCTTTAATCATAAATTTGTGTTTTGGTTTTATCAAAATTAAACAAAAGTATAGTTTAAAGATACTTTAGTTAATAATTTAGAATAAGTCTAAATAGTAAATTGTGTAATTTGTATTACTTATTTGTATAATTTTGTATTGTTAAAAGATACTTTTTAACGTCCGATGGCTTTGCGTTCGGGCGGGATTATTAACCACAAAAGTAAATTTGAAAAATGAAAGATAAATTAACCACAAATGTTCGTTCGGAGCAAGTCGCCCCGCCTGACGCAAAACCATTGTTACCTGCCGTTTTTTTGTCGGGTAAGGATAAGGTTGAACAATTCCAAAAGGAGTTAAAATCATTACTGTCTAAATACGATGCTGAATTGACTATTGAAGATTTTGGCAGGGATTGGAGTTCGGATGAAAAGATAGTAGTCAATTTCGCTTGGGATGAAGATTTAGCCAATAGAACTAATGATGGAATTGTTCCTGATTGGGTTGTCGGTCGTTGGGAAAATGGCAGGTAACTACTTAGTAAGTATTGTTTTCCCATACTTATCGGTTTTTTACAATACATTATACAAGTACCCACCAAGTTGAGATTTTATATTTAAGTGTTGTGTGTTTTTTATAATGAAATGCGCTTATTATACCCGATATGATAAGAATGCGCTTATTTTTATCACATTGCACCCTATCGGTATAGAAAAGGAGATTATTTATACAGTTGCAACCCTAAAAATTATATAAAAATTTACTATTTATAAGGTTGTAATCCAAAAAAGTAGGTATATTGTAGTATTGTAATCCCAAAAAGTTATATTTATAAAGCTATAATTTAGTCAATTTAGGTAAAGTTATATTTATAAACGTATAATGTTTGCTATTCTATACAAATTATACCCTTTTGCGTATAATAACAAACATTACTTAGTGAAGTACAAAGCTGATTCTTTGATTCTTCTATTGGTTAACCCTTTAACAACTACACCGCCGGCTTTATTCCATTTTAAGAACTCTTTAGCTATGTTTGCATCGTTTGGGTTTATGTTTACCAATCTTAATAAAGTACTGTTTTGTAATGCTCTTACGCCTAAATTAAAAGCAAATGATACAATACTATTAAACTGATTTTGAGTAACGGGTTTTTTAAGTAGATTAGCCACTTTTGAGGCAAACCTATCAGCAGTATGTTGTAGTAATTGCTCTGCACGTTGTTTCGTGATTGGTGCATCGCTCATTTGTACCCTCGTTCCGTTTTCATAGTAAGTCGAACCGTAACCGATAGTGCTAATTTTTGCTTGGCACTTATATGGTTTAAGGCTTAATCCTTCAAACTCCTTTATCAAATTGTAACCGACATTATTTAGCCTCATAATCTTTTATTATTCTTTCTATTATTGTTCTTGATAGGTTATATTTTTTATGTAGTTGAAATTTTTTAATTCCGTTTTCATAATCTTTATAAATATTGATTTTTATCTCAATATCTATATCTTTAAAATTATGCGGTTTATTATTTTCATAATATTTTTTTAATCCCTTAGAAACTTTGTCTATAATTTCTTGTGAAATTTTAATACCCTTCTTTTTTGAAGGTTTACCTTTTGTACCTATTAATCCTAATCTATTTAATTCTAAGCTTTGTTTTCTTTTTAATTCTCTTAAGTCTTGGTTTTCCCAAACTTTTTTTAAAGCATTACTTCTTTTTAACTTTGTTTCTTCAGATTGCTTAATTCCTTTTAAACTATTGGATATTTTATTTTTTAATTCATCACTCATATTTGTATTTCCATCGCCACCACCAGTCATATTACATAAAATACCGTTTTTTAAATCTCTTCTACCGTAAATACTAATTAAAAATATTTCTAATTCTTTAGCTTTATCATAGTCAATATTTTCTGCTATTATCTCAACTTTATAATCAGTTTTTAAAACTATATTTTTCCATAGTTGATTTCTTGAGCGTAATTGAAATGCTCTTTTTTCATCAACACCTATTCCTATGTAAAAAATAGAATTATCATCTAATCTTCTATGTCTATAAACTATTGCCATATAGTTATAAAGGTAGCGATTAACTATACTAAATCCAAATATTTTACTTCTTTTATTAATTTGCTCTTTTATATTTATCGAAATCTTTTTTCAACTGATAATGGTCTATTTTTAGTTGTTCATAATCACGTTCTAAAATGGTGTATTTTGTAGATAATTCTCTATGTAGTTTTTCCCAGTTTTGTTAACGCTCAACCTCTTTTGCATAATCTAACTGTATTTTATTAAATTGTGATTGCAACTCTCTATTATGGTCTTTAACAAATTTTAATTCAGCCATAACCTCGCTCATTCTATCTTTGTAATCGGATAAGAATTGGTCATAAACCGATTGCATTGTCGAAACTGCATCTCCATTAGCTTTTTTAATCTCTACTTTTTTGGCTTGCTTACCACCAAATACCCACGCTAAAGGTGCTGAAATAAACCCTAATAAGGCAATCCAATTATCTATTAAAAAATTCATTCTATCTGCTTATATGTTTAACTACTATTATGTAATTTCTGCCGTCTATTAGGCTTATTCCTATATGCGTTCTATCTGTTTTCTCTATAACATTTCTATGTCCGTAAGGACTTGTTAGATAAGCATTGAATAAACTTTCAACACTATAAAAGTTATACGCTAATATTTGGTCACCCTCAACCGCTTGACTGTCTTGTATCATTTCATTCCACCCGTTATGATTTGGTGGAACGTTATTATCGATGTCCTCTACATTTCTAATCTCACACACTTCACTCGCAAGCATCTCAGGAATTAATTTGTTTAAACCTAAGTTAGTCCGATGGTTATTGATTAAGTCTAATAAATGTCTTTCTTCAACTGTCAAATCATTTTTAACTATTGGATTGTAGTAGTAGTTATGGGTTTCGTTGTAGGTGCATTGACTGAATAAGACTAACGAGCCTACGACAACTATAAAAACTAAAAATAAATATCCCATTCTCATAAATTAAGGCGCTACAATCCAATCAAATGAAACCGCTCCCGTCAATGCTGATAAATACGTTACATCAAAGGTGGTTGTTGTTTTGTTTGATACATAAAACACTGCCGCTGTTAAAACTCCTGAAGGCGTTACATTGACTTTATAGTTTGTATTTGCCATAGTTGAACCAATAGTCACAGTGAAGGTAGTTTGTGCCGTTGCTGTTGTTGAATAACTACCCGCTAAAACTTGTCTGTCAATTTGATACCTTACGCCGCCCGTAGTGATGAAGAAATTAGTACCGTTATACTCTACTGCTCCGTTTTCTGGCGTTGTTAAATTTGTTCCACTTGTTAATTTTAAAGGTGCTGTTCCTGCCGATGCCGTTCCTGCTCCAATGTGAACCTTTGCCGTTGGTGCTGTTATACCGTTAATAATTCCAAGACCTGACGCACTTAAATTTAAACGTGATGCACCGCCAATATAAAAAGTATGAGAACCACCCGTGTAAATATGATACTCGCCTCTATTCGTACTTGTGCTGAATCCGAAAACATTTGCACCATCATTATAAACATCTACTTTTGTTCTTGCTTGACTACCTTCCACATTAGAAAAAGACCCCCCCCCGTTAACCACTTTGAAATTAGTGCCACTCGAAACCGGAACCCTACTTTCAAAAATACCTCCATATCCTAAATAATTAGCCGTATATTTTGCGAGTGAATAATGTCCTAAATCGTTAGGGTGATAGCCATCGGCATTCATTGTATTTAAAATATCGTTTTTAACTTGTAAGGCGTACCAATCTAAAAACATTGTTTGATTAGTTTGTGCCACTTGTCTTTGTGCTTCTATAAATGCTAAATGTCGTGTTACATCAGGTGCAGGATTTCCTGACAATGTAGCGTATGCAGCGTAACCAGTTGCATTTGCATAAGGCGCACCCAACATTAATATCTTATTCATAGGCCACCCTTTTGTAACGTTTGCATAAGTTAATACAGTTTGAGCATCCGTTATGTAATTAGCAGGCGTATAATTTGCACCGTTTTGCCCTATGTCATTTAAGCCAAATTGGAATACTAACATTCCGTGAGTAGTTGAAACGTAGGTTGGAATAGTAGTTACATTATCCACCATATTAGGCGAGTTAATGTAATTTATAGGTACTCTTTTTTCCATTGTAGTACCTTGCACGCCTTGATTTAGTTCAAATCCACCAACTGCCGCAGTTAATAATGATGAATATCTGCGACCAGTATTGGTAGCACCAAATCCTGTTGTGTAACTATCCCCAAAGAATACAATAGTTTTACCCGTTAAAACAAGCTCTTTGCGCTGTAGATTGGCGTTTTCAATATAAGCTGTAGTTGCTAATTTAGTGCTGTTTTCGTTTGCTGATTGTGTTGGTGCTGTTGGGTTTCCGGTTAAAGCAGGCGAGGCTAAAGGAGCTTTTAAATCTAAAGCATCAAAAACCCCGTTACTACTTACAGCGTTACTACTTCCGTCTGTTGGTGTTGCATCGATTGTGATAGGTGATGGAATGTCAGAAGTTAAAGCAACTGTTCCGCTTTCGTCTTTGAAAGTTATAACTCTGTTTGCTGTTGGGTCTGTAAAAGTTAAGCTTGTTGAAAAATCCCCTTTGATTTTAATAACTTTATCGTGCTGAACAGAGATTGTGCTTGCTAATGCCTCATTACGAAGTGATAATGCATTTATATTTAGATAAGAATAATCATTAGTGGATGAATTCTCTATGGCTATTTCTTGACTATTAATAAAGTTTGATAAATCATTTATAGTGTTGTATAATTCTATTGTTGAATCCGTAGCGATATTACCCTCTGTTAATACACTTTGTAAGTCTTGCAAAGTACTCGCATTCATATTAGTTGAAATCCAACTTGTACCGTCATAGTAACGATAAACTAAATCACCCGTTGTATATCCTACTCCGCCTATTGTAGATGTTCCGCCTATAACGTGGACTATGTAGCCTTTGTTGGTTACGGGTGTTGGGTCGGTTACTGTTATTGTGCCGTTTGCTGTATATAATGCGGAATTAACGGCATCAAAATCAGCTGTTTTTGGCTCTGTGAATATATAATTTTCTAAATCGGATTGAACAACTAACGTTCCGTCAGAATTAGGTAAAATTAAATTTCTGTTAGCTGATAAACTATCAAAAGTCAATTCTTTTATAAAACCACTTCCGATTGCTTTATATTTTATAGATGTTCCTGACACTTCAAACTCATCGCTACCATCGTTAAATATTATAGGATTACTTGTTGTATTCCCCTCATCCGTTACGCTCTGCAAATCCACAATTACTGCGCCCGTGTCGGAGTTTACAGAGGTTACTGCACCGCCACCACTTCCCGCTTCGATGTCTGCTAAAGCTACATCCAAAGTGGTTTCGGTTAAAGTAACGGGATTGTTTACAATTATATTCGCACCGCCCTCGTCGTAAATCTCTAAAAAGTTATCGTTAAGTTTATCGTAGGCTACTCTTAACGGGTCGCCCGTTCCGTCGTTTGGTGCGCTTCCGATATTAACCGTTTGTCTTGCCATCTTTTTGTAATTTTGCTAAAAATATTTGTAATTTCTTTTCGTTTTCGATTCTCGGTTTGGTCGGTTTTTTAGTCTTGTTCATAAGTATCTATTTGTTCGTTACCACAACTCGAAGCCCCACCGAAATACCAAGCACCATAATCAACACCTCGTTTGTTTACTACCTCATTAAAGTCGTAGTATTCGTCTATACGATTGCGTACAAGCCATTTTTTCATACGACCCGCATAAACTTCGCATTTACTACGTTGGTTAGTGTATAAGTAGTCTATTTCGCTTTTAGAAATACTTTCGCTGTTCTCGGTTGTATGTTTCATTATGCCCCCGTTGTTAATTTGGTAAGCACCGATAAGAAAATAATTCTTTGCGCTTGCGTGAATTAAAAAAGGTTTGATATAGTTTTCGTATAACGTTTCATAAAGTCCCGTTAAAGCATCGTTTTCGTAGTCTGTAGCTATTTTATTGTATAGACTTTCGCCCAATAACGGCTCTAAGTCTGTGATTTGTGCATCCAAAACGCACGGTAAAAACTTATCTAAGTCTACATTGCCACCAATCGGGGTATATTTTACGATGTCGCTCGCTCTTATTATCGCTTTCATATCTTATCTGTCTTTTAAAAATCCATTATTAGGCATATCTTTTGGCGCAATAGCTACTAAATCGTTATTTGCAGGCGGATTAAAACCCTCTTGACGTGCTTTTGTAGTTGAAATTAACTCAGCTAAAGGACTATTAACATCCACTTTTACGCCTTTTTTAACGTATATTTTTCTAAACCATTTATGATGACAATCGCCACCGCCTTTGTATAGCCAAATAGAATACTTATCTGCACCCTCAGCACCCCAACCCGCATTAACTACCTCGTTTTCCATACGGATAATGTCCTCTTTTCTGTAAATTTTACCTGCATTTACCATCTTACGGCAAAAATCTCTACTGTTTTCGCTAACTTTTAAAGGTGCATATTGGTATCTAACCATATAATCTGAATTGTCTTGCTCGCTTTTAGCGTTTGGAAAAGCTGATCCAGTACTCGCAAAGCTGTATTCATTGGTGTAATCTACTTCACACTCAGCTACTAACTCCCACTCGTTTAAATTTTCATCTTCGCCCAAAGCGATTAAACCCTCAGCAACCGTAACCTCGTTAAATTTGTGAAACTTTGATAACTGTTGAATAGGAACGGCTTGCTCTGTAAACATAGCCAAAGCAACCTCTTTAGGTAATTGTAAAAACTGAATTAAGAATACAATCGCTTGCTCTTTAGTTAATATTCCCTCTTTTACTTTTGCCACTACATCGATAGCCGATGAAATTTGCGCACCGTTGTAACTGTTTTGGTTAGCATCCATTTCAGTACCTACTGCCGAGCCTCTAAGCGGTATAAACTCTAACTTTAAAGTCGATTTGTTTTGTCTTAAAAGGTACATTAAACCCTCTAATATTACATCCTGCTTAGGTTTGATAACGTTTAGCATCAACTCATCAAAAGCCGTAGTCATTTCGTCGGCATTATTGCCAAATCCTGTGTTATCTTTAATTCCAAATAAAATAGGCGATGTTACCTTGTGTGCAACCATTAATTGACGGCGTGCCTCTTCGCTAAAAAATTGGTATTGTTGGTGTGCATCGCTTATCTCTATAGCCTCTACAGTCGTAGCGTTTTCTTTATTAGAGTTAAATGATAAAATACGCTTTCCTGCGTTGTTAGAACCTGCTAACTTTTTATCGATGTTTCTCTCTATTCTGTCTTTAACCTCTGTATCTGCCTCGCCATCATTAAAATTGATTATATGACCCGCACTCAATCCGTTTTTAATATGGTTAACAGAATAAACCGCAATTTCCTCCTCGAGTTCGGCATAGTTTAACCCGCTGAAATATGATGGTCTTGTAAAGTAGAAATCAGAAATACTATATTTCTTAATTATATAAACCGTTCTTTTTTCTTTAGTATCTAAAGTAAATGCGGGGATTTCTTCGGGCGGATATTTACGAATATCACTCCAGTCATAGCTATAAAAATAAGAAGAGATTTCCCCGTTTTCATCGACAACGCTCGGCATTACTTTCTCCTTTGGTAAATGCGTTATACTTACAATATCACTACCTGATTTACCTAAAATTATTTCAACGCTTGACTCTTCAAAAATTGCAAAGTCTTGACAAATTTTTCTCAGTTCATCTTTGGCTATAATAGACTGAATCTTTGCCCATTCCGAAGCCTGAGCGGGTGTATATTTAGCCGTTAATCCTTTACCGTTAATGTAATTTGAATAACTGTCAATGATTGCCGAGTTAGTCGGACTGTATTTGTATCTGTCAATTATATAAGTATAGCCTGCGTTATCCTTACCGTTCAACATCCACTCTTTATTTTTTGTAGGTGTGAATATTGGACTTTGATGTGATGAAAGGTTAACTATTCGTATATCGCTCATTGTAGTAAATTTTTACTTAATTTGTAATTTTCTAAATCTGTTTCATCCGTTGCAAATGCTTTGCCTCTAAACAAAACAGTATCGCCATCTTTTACCTCTAAGTTAAAACTTTGCATTTCTAAGCAATCAAACTCAAATTCTAAACCCATATAACCGTTTGCATAAGTACTTGAAATGTTAAAAGTATTTAAGACTTGGGTTTCTTCATTCAATAAAGTAAGTACAACATTTTCCGCATCGTAACGAGGTATAATTGTTATGCTTTGAGTTTCTAAAGATGGTCTTAATATTGTCATACTATAATAACAACAAAAAACAGTTTTGTATTAAAACAAAAAACCCGCCTTGTTAGACGGGTTTAATGCTCCTTTCTTTTAATTATTATGCATTCACGTAATCAGGTGAAACGATAGCTAAAAGCGATGTCTTTGCCGAACCCGATAGGATAGGTGCTGTATCAGGCTCAAGACTTTGTAAAGTCATTTTAAGTCCGTAAAATCCGCCTAAATCTCCTGCGATTTCTCTCGTTCCCGTTGTTTTGTCAACACCGTTTTCAATACCAAAGCAGTGAACTAAACCGTTGTTGTCCTCTAAGAATAAAACCATTCTATCACGGCTCAAAAGTTTTGCTTGGTTTACAAGCGGTGCGCTTAATCCAGTCAATACCAACTCGATTGTAGCATCGTAGAAAATTGTACCATTATCTCTTGAAGCTGTTTCAGTTTCAGTCGGTACATTTCCCGTATTTTTTAATTCAAATTGGAATACCTCTGCAAGCGTTCCAATACTTGTAAGTTCCGAAGCGGTTACTGTAAAACCGTAATCCTGCCAAGGGGCAAAATATGCGTTTCTTAAACCGCCCGTAAAGTTCTTACATTCGAGCAAACGCCCATTTATAATAAAGTCACAAGCCATAATTTATATATGTTTTAAAAACCGCCCCAAATAAGAGGCGGTTATGTTAATAATTATACTGTGTAAGTAGTGTATAAAACAATCTCGTTTCCTCTTACATATTGTACACCTGCTGTGTAAACCATTTTGTAACGTACTGTACCGCTTAAATCAGTTTCGTCCATATCTTTGATACGTACTTCGTTGTGGTCTGACAATAAACCAGTACCGAAATAAAGGTTTTTCTTTTGGTAAACAATCATTGTTGCAGGTGGTAAACCGTTTACAACTTCCAATTTATAAGTACCGTACATTAAAGGCATATCTGCACCGCCTAACCCGTTTACAATTCCTGCACCAACTAAAGCTTGTGTATAAGCTAATGCAACGTCAGGAGAAACTGCGAAAATCAAATCTGTTTTTCTTCTCAAAGCGATAGGCACAGCATCCAATACGCTTTCGATTTCTGCGATTACGTTTGCTTTTGTAGGTGCTACTGGAGTAGCCACGTCGATAACTGTAGCATCGGCTAAGAATAAAGGAATAAACCCGTCGAACTCTCCATCGTTTGTAGCATCTCCCGTCCAAATATTAGCATCTGTTGCTTGTGCTGTATCTGCTAAGATTTCAACCAATAACGCTTGCTCTTCGTCAACTGGCATATTGTCGTTGTGTGCTGAGAATCCCATTGAAGCGGTATCCCATACATTACGAAAATCCTCTTTACAAATTTCAGCTTCGTTTTTGATTTTCTTAGGCTCAAGTACAACCTCTGCTAAGGTTACTGAACCCGCAGGAGTGAATCCACAAGAGAAGTCTTGACGACCGTTACCGTAGTCAATTTTACGGATTGAAGTTTTTACGGGAATATTTGGTAATACTGTTACCAAACCTTTTGCGATAGTATCCGCTTCTTTGAACGCCTTACCTACTATTTCGCCTGCAACCGTACCGTTATAGTTACTGTTTACTGTTA